GGACTCTGTACCACACGAGGTATTGTTATGGCTTATCAGTTCATTTCCTTTGCGGCTTTCGGAAACCGGGCTTCTTTCAACCTTAGGGTTGTTGAAACCGGATTCGGCGGCCACCACCCACAGGCTGGCTTCGAGTTTGAGACTAAAGGTCTCCGCTCTGGGCAGATTGTGCGTGAGTTTTGGAAGCAAGCTGAACAAGCTCTTTCAATACTCTGCGTGGATCTTCGAGCAAGGGGCAGTAACGCCCCCGCAGCGAGGATTGAAGCTATCTTCGTAGCAGCTGAGTGCGAGGAATATACAGACGGAAGCGTGATGAGTCTCATTACGCAACTGTCGTCTATCCACGACCTCTGGCTGTTCGATTGATGCTTCTTACAAAGTCCCCTTCGATTTGGGGATCTCTGGCCCCCTCAAGCTCAGCTTGAGGAGGTCCCAAGTCGAGAGACTTTCGTCCCAGCCTTGGGATGTAGACGTCAGGCACTTAGCCTAACCACCTGCCTTTAGAAAGCAGGGACGCAGGTCTCGTTCCGAGACCTGATCTACGAAAGGAGAGGCCCTATGCCCGCCCGCGCAAACCCAGAAGAACGGAGAACCGAAATCCAGGCAACATTTATTGGAAACAATAATGCCGGGACGGCGTTCTATTCCGACACCGCGTTACGATACGTGGTAGGGTTCCGTCGTGTCTACTCAGGAAGTAAAACTCCTGGTTTCAGCAACCCTCGACTCAGGCCAAAACCGGCACCGTTTCGCGACTACTCTCTGTCCGCTGTAAAGCGAGCGGAGGGTGGCGTTCGACGTTTTCGGTTTAAACCAGGGTCTACAGGTGGCTGGGATGACTGGCACGATACCTTTGCAGTGATGTCTGGTGATCCCACCGACTATACGTGGTACTGCGATCATTCGCCGACTGCGTATAACCGTGCTTTAGGCAAAGCGATGGACCAGGTGAAGGACATGTCCGTGAACGTAGCTCAGATGTTTGCAGAACGCAAGCAGACTGTTGGCTTAGTTTACGATCATGTAACTCGACTGGCTCACGCTGCCTTAGCCGTCCGCAAAGGGCGCTTAGACCAAGCAGCTAAGAGTCTTGGAACCGTGTGGCCGCCGAATAAGCGTGTCATACGGGAACAGGCTCTGAAGACGCAGAAGTCAAGGGCTGCGTATTGGGAAGACAAGTTCTCTGATAATCTTCGCAGGTATGGCATGAGCGACAGTTCAAAGAGATCTGCGAATTCGTTCGCAAATTTCAAGGATTTAGCTCGTGACAAAACTGCGAGATATAGTCAAGATTGGCTTGCCCTCCAATACGGCTGGCTTCCTCTTCTGGCTGATGTCAAAGGTTCTGCAGAGACTGTTGCGAAACAGGCGCTGAGAGGAACCAAACCTTTCGTTCGAGCCAAGGCGACTGCTACCGATGCCAACATGGCTCGGGAGCATACCGTCGAGACTTCGATCGGGAGGTTGCACTTCTACCAGAGAGATTGGAAATCGATCGCAACTGTGATTCTGGAGTATGAACCGGAAGACTCGTGGCTGACAGGAATGTCAGAAACGGGAATTTCGGATCCCTTGCTTCTTGCTTGGGAACTCATGCCCTGGAGTTTCGTTGTCGACTGGTTTCTGCCAGTTGGGAATTACCTAGAAAGGATGAACTATGACGCAGGCCTTCGCTTCAAGCGGGGCATGTATGTTCTAAGTTCGTCCAATCGATGGGAATCCAGGTTCGACGGCAGCGAGTTTACGGATAGCAATAACCTCACGACTACGCACTTCATAGGAAACCCTTACGCTTCAGAGTGTAAGAGCGTCACTAGACGTGTTTATAGTGAGGCACCGCGTCCGGACTTGCCTAGCTTTAAGAACCCCCTCTCTATAACCCATGCGGCTAACGCGTTAGCGTTGCTGCGTACCAACTTTAAGGTGAAATAACCATGGCATCCATTGCCAACGTTGTTCTGGCGGACGGTCAAGCCTCCCCAGCCAACAAAACCTTCACACCGAAGGACTGCACTTCTCTCGTCGCCACTTGGACGGACCGCACGAGCGGGATCGCGATTGGGCAACCGCAGCTTACGCTGGCGATGCTCGAATCGAAAGATTCTACTCGTGTGACCGTCAAGGTGAGCGTCCCTACGCTGGAAACGACGTCGACTGACGGCGTTGCCGGCTATGTGGCCGCTCCGAAGGTCGCTTACGCGCTCTTCGGGAAGGCGGAATTCGTGCTGCCTAATCGGGCATCGCTCCAGGAACGGAAGAACATCCAGGCGTTCGTGAAGAACGTTCTGGCGAATGCTTTCGTTACCAAAGCGATCGAAGAGTTCGAACGTCCCTACTAAAAGTAGGCAGTCAAGACCATGAACCCAGTTCAATTGGCCCTGCACGTGGCAACCGCCCAGCGGTTGCTCTACGCGCTTGACTGTCCTCGTGCACTCACGGTTAGCATCATGCTGGACCATGAGATGTACAAAGAGATTCTCGAACTCCCCGTGTCCTTTGACTATGTCAAATCTGACGACTTCTTTCGTGCCTATCAAGCGACCAAATTGCTTTCAAAAGCGAAATGGTTGCCTACGGGTATCGATAAGAGGGCGAAGGCTGAGACCACGTTCTGGGACGCGGAAAACACTTGCCGTGTGGTTAACGAAACCTTTGCATCTGCTCGTTCCGGTGAAGCACAGTTCGTGCTCCGTGACGCGCCCGCCTTGATAAACAAGGTGAAGCGTAAAATAGCCGATGTATTGGGACCGTTGACCTACGACTGGGTGTACGATTGCAACTTTGGTCCTGGGGCTGATCAAAGCACGGTGCGCGGCTTTACGGCCGCATACAACAAACTTGACCACCCAGGGTCTTGTAGTTTTTCCGCAATGCCATACCTAAGGGCTTATATCGATCACTCGATGTTGGCCCGAACGTTAACGTTGCATCGAACTACGAGACTTCCAGAGGTCGGACTGACCGATGGAAACAGGGTTGCGTTCGTTCCGAAATCCTCGAAGACGGACAGGTCTATAGCTGTCGAGCCCCGCTGGAATATCTTTTTCCAGAAGGGTGTCGGCAAATTCCTTCGGAAACGACTAGCTAGGTTCGGGATTGATCTAGATGATCAGACTCGAAACCAGCGACTCGCGGAAGAAGGATCGCGTACCGGAAGGT